CTCAAAAGGGCAAGATAAAAGCCGCCAACTAAACCGGCGGCGAGAAAGAGCACCAAATATACGGCAAGCCGGTTTGTAAAGCCAAGAGCCTTCAAGTGGCTTTTGGTTTTCTTCATTATGCCTTACCCATCATCTGCGCAAAGCGATAGAAAAGCTGAACAGCCTGCTCACGGGTCAGAATATCCTCCCACATGTAGTTCGGCTCGCCTTCCGGCATGGCGTCACCGCCAATCACCAAACCTTGGTCAGTTGCCCACTGGCGGGCTTGCTCGCTCCATGTGCCGCTGTCATTGTCTCTGAGCGTCTTGCGGTATTCGTTCATAAGCTCTGCAAATTTTTCGTTGGTCATATCTTCATCCTCCTCTGTGGCTACAAGGCTGGCTTTGAACGCAGCCCATCTTGTATTGCCGGTTTCGTTGTAGTGCAGATTTACATCATCACCCATCCACGGGCGGGGGCAGTATTTGTGCGTCACGTCGTAGTGCCGAACCACATTCTCCGGCGGAACATCGTACTTTTCCATCAGGTAAAGCACCAGCTCACGCAGGTTGTCTTCAACCTCCTGAGAAAAATACCAGCCTCGATACGAAGCATCTGTGGATTTCGATTTATCCAGAATATGCGGCCGAACCTCAATCCCGATGCTGTTCGAGTTTCGGCAGGTCGGGTGATAATATTTGCCTGATGTGCCGCAGTGCCATGCGATGTCTTCATCCTCCACGCTCTGGTAGACGGTTTTACCTCCATCCAGATTATAATGAGCGGACGAGCCTCGATAGGCATTGGCGAAATAGTTTGCGACAGACTCCGCTGTGCCGAGGCTGCCAAAGTAATGAATCACGATGTATTTGATGCGGCGTGTGTCATTTTTGTCCGTGAAGTTATACTTGGTCAGCTTTTTTACAATGGTCAATGTTTTCAGTTTTGCAAGCATTCCCATTATTCTTCCTCCACGGGCGATTCCGCTCCGTCGAACCCCATTGCATCAGGGTCGAGAGAGTTTCGCCAAACCGTAAACTCGGCGTCCGTCATATCTTCAATCGGCTTGGGCGGGACAATGCCCGCCCCGTGTGCCTCGCTGCTCCAACTCATAAAGCGCCTCCTCCTTCAAAAATTTGATGATAAAACTCCTGTTTGATTAGAAAACAGAATAATGCGGCTTATCCTCGCCGAACAACCAGTAGCGCATCCAGTCATCCAGCATAATCCCTACAATAGATAGTGGAAACCAGGCCGCACAAAACCCAAGGCTGATTTGCCCCATAAAGTGGAAGGGCAAATGACTGTAGTCCCAAATAGCAAGACCTAGCCCGACATTAAGAATAAGGCCGACTATGAGTTCTGCCGCCGTGATAACTGCTGTACCAATAACCGCCTGTTTGGTCAGCGACATTTCCCACGAGAGGTGCTCGTTCAGATTGCCCAGCACAAGAAACAGGCCACCACCCAACGCTGCCATCGTCCAGTGTACCGGCAACGTTCCGACAAGGCTCCGCCAGCTGAACTCTATGCTCCAATATACCGCTGCGCCAATGATAAACAGTGCGGCTGCTTTACACGTCCTGCGCATACTGTAACACCTCCGCCATATTTACTGCTAAATCCTCCGGCAGCTCTGAGCCATACTGGATGCTCTCCAGCTCCTCGGCGGTTTCTACACGACGAATCCAGACATTCAGATGATTGCAATAAGTCGTATGATAGAGCTTGTGCGCAGTCACTGCGGCTCCAATGGCCATAATGTCAGCTGCGGGATACAGCCTGCATAAGCTGTCCGTCGGCATGATAGGGATATCCAACTGCGCCTTGAGCCACGGCGCCAAAGGCAGTGGTCAAATTAATTTGATCAGTCTCAGTGAGACTAAAATGCTCAACGCTACCATCGCTCAAGGTGACACCGCACCCGGAGATGATAACTGAACGAGCACTGTTGGAAATTTCCTCTAATTTGTTTTTGCGCAAAACATCTAAGCTAAGCGGTTCTGGCTTGACCGCCTCTGGTCTCTACCCTTGCGCCACGCCGGTGATTGATCCCTTCTTGATACTTAGTATGATAAATGGTAAGTAGACAAGGCGATTGATGAAAAGGTTGCATCAAGTGTCGGTACGATTCAGGAAGGTATTATTTCAGAGGTTCGCAAACTCATGGCAAGTGAACTGTTGAAAATCATCACCGAAGGACGAGGATAAGAAAAGGTTGGGTGGTCATGATGTTGGCGAAATATAATCTGGATGTGTTTAAAGGGTTGCTCGTGAGATGGGCGTGGAATGGGATGATAATGCCACTGGAACCACAGCTAATGGGCAACCCGTCACAGACGAGATGATTCAGTCGCTTTTTCTGCAACGAGACAGAGCTGAATCGACTGGTTTGGTGAAAAAAACGTGTATAAAAGATTAGTTTGGTGATGAGTGAAGGTTATCAAGCGGCGGTGGAAAGTAATGGATGTTTTTTTATGCAGTTTCCAACAATATAAAAGCGCCCCAAGCACAAGGCTTGAGGCGCTTTGTTTTAGGTATTGGTCAGGCTAAATTGTCAATTATAGTTCCAAGAAGCGCTGTAAAACGGTTGCTACCTCGGCTCTAGTTGCAGTATCGGCAGGTGCCAGCTCAGTTGCACTGCGACCAGTAATCAAGCCTTTGCTATAAGCCCATGCCATAGCTACACCTGCCCAGTCAGAAATGCTGTCCGCATCTGCAAAATTGACCAAGTCGGCTTCATATGACATATCGAAGCCCATGAATTCACAGTAACGATATAGAATTAGGGCAAGTTGCTCACGAGTGATGCTGTCATCGGGGCCGAAAGATACATCGTTGTACCCTGTGACAATATCATTCCCGGCTGCCCAAGCAACAGCTGCTTCATACCATGAGCCAGCAGTCACATCGGCGTAGCTAGATGCGCCGTTAACGCTCGGCGTGCCACTCATGCGCCAAAGCACCGTGACCAGCATGGCGCGGTTCATCTCCATATTAGGACTGAACTGGTTTCCTCCTGTGCCATTCATAAGGCCGAGCGCATAAACGTAGCTTACTGCGTTAGAGTGCCAAGCGGACAGAGCTATGTCAGCAAAATTCATGCTACTACTGACAAAGAAGCCCAGCGGCACATCAGCATTAGGAATAATCACGGTATCTTCTGTAAGGGTAAAGGTGTATCCACTTGCTGTCGTCACAGTCGCTCTGTCACCACCAACAGTAACGCTGCCGTCTGTGTTGATTGTGGAGCCCCCTGAGATTGTTACAGTTGCCGCTTCGCCGGGAAGAACAACTTGAGCCTCTGCATCATCAGGAATGATGACAGTGCCGCTTTCATCAATGACAGTACCTGCGGGGGCGTCAATCACAACGCCATCGGGCATTTCGACTGTGCCGCCGCCGGGCAAAGTAGTCGTTCCATCTTCATTTTCTACAGCAGGCTGACCTTCAGGTGTTGTAATAGTGGGGAGCGTTTCATCTGGAGTATTTGTCGGCGTGTTGGAGCTGCCACCACCGCTGCTACTGCCACCACTGCTGTTGCCACCGGTAGGAGGAGCAGTGTAGGTTGTCGGATGCACTGCCCAGCTGGAAATGGCCACGGGCGGTGTGATTTGCTTACCCTCTGCTGTCATTGCTTTGATGTATTCGCCGATAACCAGTGTGACTGAACCGCCAACTGCACCAAATTCTGGAGCTTCAGCGCCAACATAAAGGACATGATCGCCGGAGGCGGTCAGACCGGTGGCTTTGTACCAGCCAAACTCATCATTATCGGCAGTGGCGCTTAGGCGATAACTGCACATCGCAACTTTTAAAATTTCTGTGTCGCTGAGCGGTGCGCCTTTGTAGGTAATGTTCTGCACACGGCTTCCTACGGGGTTGCCAGCATAGACTTCATAGCTCACGCCATAGAAGGTGTCTAAGCCAAAACCGCTGCCGGTCGCATTGCCGCTGCTATTCACTGAATAGAATTTCGCTGTTTCTTCCATCCATGATTTCAGTTGAGCGCCTGTCATTTCAATCACATAATAGAGGTTGTTGTCATAGCGATACAGGTTGTACAAATCCTTTAGCGCAATATCCGCAGTTAACTCATCGGCTGCGAATAGCTGACCCGGATGCCAGCTGCTACGATTGACCGGGCCGGAGATGGATATATCTGCTCCGCCAATGGGATAAGCTGCCCACAACTGTGCCTCATGAACCAGATTCTGACCATCAGCTTGGTTAACGAAGAAATTACCAATACCATCCCATTCGCCGGCTAAGGTACCAATTGGCTCTTGAACAAAGGTGACTGCATTGTCATAGTACGGCTGCATCAAAGTCTTTAAGCCAGCATCGGGCGTCACTCTATTTCCGCTTGTACCAGTAATTGTGACGTTTGTGCTGGGGGCAACGGAAAAGGCTCCGTCGCCAGAGAGCATAATCAGAGTTTCTGTTACGTTACTTCCGCCGCCGTTGACGTAGTAGACGGTGTTGCCCGCATTATCAGTATATGCCGCAGTTCTTGCGCTGTGGTCATGACCGCCGATGACCAGATCGAAACCAGTGCTGTTTTCGATGAAGTAACGACCCTGGTTTTCCTTGCTAAAGGTTGCGGAGCCGTTGCCTGTGTGCATGGAGATGATAATGATATCGCATCCCGCAGCTTCCATCTCATCTCTCCAGCGGTTTTCCCACTCCCATACAAAGCTCTGTTCTGTATTTCCGGTGCTGGAGAATTTCATGCCTTCATAGTGAGCCTCGGGATCCCAGTTGGGGACATTCACATTCTCGAAGCCGAGGACGCCGACCTTGAAGGTTTTGCCGCCAACGACGTACTCACGAATGATATAAGGCACGAAGGGGGCTGCAACAGTATCATCACCCTTATTCAGAATGTTCGCTGCAATGGGGGTAACAGGGGTGCCGGGGTATGTGCTACTGGTGTCCAACAGGACATCATAGAAGTTATTCTGAATGGTCTTCGTGTAGTTGAACTCATGGTTGCCGGGTACAAAGGCATCGTAACCAATGTAGCGCAGGGCGATTGCCATGGGGTTGTCTACACCAGACTCCGCATTGACATTGTAGCTGGTCATAGCTGTGCCTTGAATGAGGTCGCCGTTGTCGATGATAAGAGCAAAATCATTTGCGGCGCGCCTTTCAGCGATGACGGTGGCCGCTGTGAGCATACTGTTGTATACACTGGAGTTGTCAAGGGGATTCACGTCCCACATGCGCCCATGCATATCTGTGGTAGAGAGAACTGCGAGGGTCGCACTGGCCTCTGAAACGGTTACGTCAATAGTGTAGGTTATATCGCCACCACTTACCGGAAGCGTAATGGTAACGGTGTTCCCGCTGCCAACTGTGAAGTTCTCATTGCCTGTGATGACAGGTGTGGTGTCCACGCTGGCCTTCACATCGAGGTTTAAAGAAGTTGCATAGGGAATCGTGATGCTATATGTGTTTACCGTCGGAGAGAATGCCGGCATCAGTACGCCATCGTTTGTGTAAATCGATGTCAGCACTGCGCCAAGGTCTTCGGTCAAGCGGGACTTAAGCACGACGACCATTGCATCACGAACAGCGGTGCTGGAGTAGGATTCATTTGTCGCCGTCGTAAAATCATAGTTATCGCCGCCGGTGAACATGAAGTCATTACAAGCTACATTGTATGTGGTCATGTCATCAGCGATTGCTGTGTCGCCGGTTAAGTACCATGTGCCTCCGTCCTTGTATGCGCCGGAAACAACAGGGCTACCAGTGATGTTTGCTGCAAGTGTTGTTTCGCCGTTGAGAACTTTAATCAAATTCTCTCCTGTCATTGTCATATAGACAATCATGTTATCAAAGGGCATAATTGTATACATGTAGTTCATGGTGAAGGTGTCCTGCTCCGGCCATGCGGAGGTGCGATAGCCGCCGGAATTTTGGATGAAGACATAGGATTCACCCTCACCTTCCTCAATGAAGTCGTAGACTGCATCGTTGAGGTATTGAGACACGGTACCGGGCTTTGTTTCAGGGGCTTTGCCGACCACTTCGCTGAGAAGCGGGGCAAGCTCTAAGGTAAGTCTGTCAATAATTGCCTTCATTGCAGGGTCTTCGGCGGCAGAGGTGCTGGTGGGCATGGAAATATTGGACGGAACAACGCTCAATAAATTGCCGTCAATGAAGGTGAAGGCCAACTTGGAAAGACGTCTGCCATTTGAGCTTCCCTGCACCACGGGCACGCCCTTGTAGGTGCCGGCAACTGTTGCATGGGTATGGCCTGTAATCACTGCGTCCAAATTGGGAACTTGATCTATCAGCGCTCTAACTTCACCACCGATGTTTCCGCCGGACATGCTGGAACCCAAGTGGGTCAGAGCGATAACTGCATCGCACCCTTCCGTGTCTCTTAGATATGTTACAAGAGGGGCGATGTCGGTTGCATAATCATCCGAGAATGTCAATCCATCAACATTTGAGGCCGTGACAAGCGAGGGAGTAAGCGGCGTGGCTAGGCCAATGATGCCGATTTTAATGCCGTTGTCCAGCTCCTCAATTGCATAGGGCTCGCAATATGTGGGGCGATCGTTGGTGGAGTCATAGAAAATGTTTGCGGCCAAGAAGGTCATGTCGGCATCCTCAGCCCATTTCGTCATGTTTGCTGTGGGTTCCCAGTCATATTCATGGTTACCGACAGCCGAATATTTAACGCCCAAAAGTTTGAACATTTCGGTAATCGGCTCGCCGACCATGATGTTGGACATGGCCGAGCCTTGATAGTTGTCACCGGCGGCGAGAACCAAGGTTTCGCCGGTGCTCTTTTCCATTTCGGCTTTCGCAGCTGCAACAAACCGTGCAGCGCCGGGGTTGGAGGAAGTCCGATCCACAGCACCGTGGAAATCGTTGAAGGAGAATATGTCCACGGTTTCTACGTTTGCAGCATCCATGACATCAGCGATGGTTACGGTGCGGTTCGTGCTATACGAAATCGTTCCGTCTGCAATGAGCTCCAGAGCTTTCTCTCTAAGCGTTGGATCCCAGCTCGTAACAAAGCTCCAGTTTTCCTCATAATCTTCGGCATCAATCTCACCGCTCATTACATCCTCAATGTAATGAGCCATCAAGCTGATGATGTCGGGGGCGATTGCAAGGCCGCGGTTTGTGTCAACCGCAGCAATGCGGGGATAGCCTCCAGCATCTGCAATTTGCTCATCGGTAAAGAGGGGGAGAATGCCGCTGCTGGTTCTGTAGTCGTTGGCTGCAACTGTGTAGATGTGCTCCATATCGAACGCTTCGTTTGCACCTGTGCCGCCAGTAAAGGCGGTGATAGTGATTCTCTCTCCGACAGGTTTGCTCAAATCAACAGTATAGTTTACGCCGCTGAATTGGTCGCTGCGGTAGCTGGTATTGTGGCGAATGGTCAAGTCGGTTTCGGGGTTATAGGGCAAATATTGATTGCTCCCGCCCACGGCCCATTCCATCCACTCTTTAACCTGCCAACCTTTCATTTCAAGGCGGTAAACCGTGTTAGAGTCGTAGTTATAAATTCCAATGAGGGAGCCTCGTGTAATTTCTCCTTCAAGATGCTGCACGCTGTTGTTAAACGCACAGGCACCGGAAATTTCAGCCTCTGCATAGTAGCTTTGCACTTCATTGATGAAGCTGACAAGCTTTGTTGGCTGCAAATAAGCCGGATTTGAACCCGCAATTTCACGGGCTGGAATCATATCTCCGTTGATTAGCTCACCAATTACTCAGGCAGTATATGTTTTTGCAAAAGCAATTTCAGCAGCCATGTGTGCGAGGTAGGCTTCATCTTCTTCGACATAGTTTGCATTGCTTGAAGAAGTGCTAATCTGTCTTGCAACAGTGTTGACATCGTTTACTTTATCAGCAATGTACCAGGTTCCATCATCACGCTGCGTTGCGTTGAGCGTGACAATGCCCATGGAGCCACCATTGGAACTGTTTTCGATGTAGCGCACGCCGTTGATAACTCTATCATACGTGCGGCTGTGGCCGTGTGCGCCGAGGAATACATCAACATTTTCGGCAACATAATTATTCTCCAAAATGCTAATCGCACCGGAACCATCTCGGTCGAAGGAGTTGCTCTGGCTGGTGTGTACGGCGAGCACGATGATATCTGCAAAATCACCATCTTTAATTTCTTCAATCGCCCTAATGGTTGCTGTGGTAACACTCTCTGTGTAAATATTTGCAGATTCCAATTTGATGGCATCCCAGACATCTGAGCCGGGGTGCGTCATGCCAATAACAGCAACGTTGATGCCGTTGATGGTGTAAATGGCATAAGACTCAAACTCATTAAGGAGGGAATCTGTTCCGTCAATTTCTCCTGCTGCCTCATTCGGCGGCGTGCCGTCATGATAAAACACATTGCCAGTGAGCTTGTCACCAAGGAAACCTACACTGTTTCCGCCGTTGCCATTATATGCAAGGTACATATTGTCAATACCGAAGTTGAACTCATGGTTGCCCAAGATAACAGCATTATACTCCAGATAGTTAAAGGCCTTCATCAAGGGGAACGTGTAGTTGTCGTTTCCGATAAAACCGGAGGAGCCAGCGCCTTGAACCGAATCGCCAAGATCAAGCGTGATGTAGTTGCCTGCGCCAACATTTGTGCGCTCTGCTTTCAAGAGCGTTGCAACTCTGGCCATACCCGCATGGGTGCCGTCGGTGGCAAAATTCCTCCCTGTGAATGCGCCGTGCAAATCGCTAGTATAGAAAATCGTGATAGGTGTTGTTGAATCCTCCACATTATAAAGCAGAGAATTTGTCTGCATTATGACGGGCGGTTCGTCTTCTGGCTCGCCCTCGTCGTCATCGTCGCTATTTACGTCATCGCTCTCTGGGGCGTCCAGCACGATCACAGTAGGCTCTCCGCTTTGCGTATCATTGTCGTCAGTAAAATCCGCAAAAGCTGTGGGAACCATTGAAAAAACCAGTGCCAGCGCACAGAAAATTGCCAGTGATTTACGCCATGTCTTCATCATGCTTGTGTATCCACCTTTCGTTTCTATATATTAAAAAAAGGAACCACTATGCGGCAACCTTTTCTCATCTCTAATTTCGCCAGATACATCAATCCTTAAAAATATTGATACTTTATTATCGTAACATGCGAGCGCTATGGGTTCAACACTTTATTGCTGCTCAATGGTTCTATTTCAAATTGTCACAAAAATCAGCGGAATAGTTTATCTCTTTTGCCAATTGACATTTTATCTTGCTAAATATTTTTTACACTATCAGTTTTCAATAAAAGAAAAAGGAGGCACACATGCCAAAAAACTTTTACATTTCAGACCTGCATTTCGGGCACGGAAACATAATCCGGTTTGACAATCGACCCTACCACTCTATTGAGGAGATGGAGAGTGCGCTGGTAGCAAATTGGAACAGCGCAGTCCGCCCCGAGGACACAGTGCATATCCTTGGCGACTTCAGCTGGGGAAAGGACGATGACTGGAGGCGGGTTCTGTCAATGCTCACGGGCGGGAAGGTTCTGGTTCGTGGCAATCATGACTTGAAGCATCTTTCTGCGCCGCTCAAGGCAATGTTCCAGGACATTAAGGATTACAAGGAAATCACCGACAGCGGCCGCCGTGTCATCATGTCACATTATCCGATTCCGTTCTATCGAGCGGCACATAATCCGCAAGTGTATATGCTCTGCGGGCATGTCCACACTACGAGGGAGAACGATTTTCTCACCCGCTGGCGCAAGGAATTGCAGACCTCCTGCTCTGAACGCAGCGAACATGGCGATAATCGCGGGCAAATTTACAATGTTGGATGTATGCTCCCTTACATGGGATACACGCCAAGAACATTGGACGAAATTATTGAGGGAGCTGAGAGCCAGTGACAGTAAGTTTTGAGAACGAGCTTGGGGAGCTGCGCACAATCGCAGAGATTCCTGATGATGTCACGGATGACGTAGCATTTCAACTTGCCACTGATGAAATCAAGAAGTTTTGTCAAGACCGCAACTTCAGCATCCACTACATGAGGACGTGGAATGTTGTGCGTGACGTAGAGGAGAATTCCCCACAAGTGACGCAGATTGACGTAGGAAGTCATTGCGAATTTTTCTACATCAGTCCTGCAATAGATTTCAACAACTTGACATTGGAAGGGGGGACTTAGGATGGTGGGATTACCTGACATTTCTGTTGGAGATACAGTGAAAATCGTCGATTCATGGAATGCAACCAGCTATCACAATAAAGAGGGAAAGATGGACTGCTTCCTAGGCACTGCTGCGAGAGTGACCCGTATTGATTATGATTATGGTTCTGTCAAAATCGCAGAGGATGAAGGGCGCTGGGCGTGGCACCCAAATATGCTCGACCATATAGTGTCCGGAGAGAGCAATGACTTCGAGCCGGCCGGCCTCGACGAGTTGAGTCGCTTGATATTCGGCAACAAAGGAGTAAAAACATGAGTTGGTATCTGTTGCTTGATTTTTTTCAAATAGTTTTTGGGGTAAAGTTTGACCGTAACAATGGCGACCACAAAGCCATGGCTCAATGTATCGTTTTCCTTGCAACGGCAGCAGGGGTTGATATAGACAACCGCTATGCTTTTGCTCTATATGATAGCGCTGGCGTATATTCGCATTCGTTATCAGAAGATATGCGAGTCGATTCTGATATTAAAAATATGCTAGTGTGGACTTTTGGTGATTTTGCAATAGGAGTATTTCGGCGCATCAGGGAGTTAATTGCAGAGAAAAATACGTATACACAAAGAGATTGGTGCCTTTGTCTCGCCGCCTCTCTGTGGATTGCAGAAAACCATTTTGGAAGCAAGTGCGATAAAAGCATTCTTGACGAATTAGAACACAGGTTTCCACAACTTTTTATCCGTGAAGAAAACAGTCGAGCACTAATACTTCTTAGAGAAGAGGTAGTATATGATATATCTTGACAATGCAGCCACAACCCAAATCGCTCCGGAGGTGCTGGACGCCATGCTCCCCTACCTGCGAGACGAGTATGGGAATGCAGGCGCTACTTACCAGCTCGGTCGCCGGGCGAAAGACGCCATCGAAAATGCAAGGGCTCAGGTGGCGCAGTTTCTTAACTGCTCGCCGGAGAATATCATTTTTACATCTGGTGGCAGCGAGAGCAACAACATGGTTTTCAAGGGCTTGAAGGATACGCTCCTTCGTGCAGGCAAAAACCACATCATTACAACTGCAATTGAACATGAATCCGTATTAAAGGCAGCAGAATCGCTGACCAAATACGGGTTTTATATTACATACTTTCACCCATTTTTCAACGGCTCAGTTAACCCTGCGTCTTTAGAGAGCGCAATTCGCAAAGAAACAGGGCTTGTTTCTGTCATGTGCGTTAACAATGAAACCGGCGCACCGAATGATATTGCCGAAATCAGTGACGCTTGCAAAGAGAGAGGCATCTTGTTCCACTCCGACTGTGTGCAGGCCGGCGCCTGTCATAGTGTCGATACATCTGCGATGAAAGGGTTGCAGTTTGCATCGATTTCGTCTCATAAGATACACGGCCCGAAAGGGGTCGGGGCGTTGTATGCCTCCCCATTTTCTCCTCTTTCGCCGATTATTTCAGGCGGTGGAGCGCAGGAGTATGGAATGCGGGGAGGGACTGAGAATGTTGCCGGCATTGTTGGGTTTGGAGCTGCCGCATATTTGACATACCGCAACAGGAGGTCAGAGAGCATCGCTGTTTCAACCTTAAAGCAGCAATTCCTCTCCTTTCTCGCCAATCACTTTGGTGGGTTAAAAGAAGGTCGAATTTTCATCAATGGGGGTACGCAAATAGCGCCAGGGCAAATCGTGAACCTTGGCATCGAAGGGGTATCCGGTGAGACACTAATGCTCATGCTGGACGCACAGGGCATTTGTATATCAACTGGCTCTGCGTGCAGAGCTCACGAATCACAACCGAGTCACGTCCTGACAGCTCTTGGATTGATGCCTGATGAGGCAAGAAACTCTGTTCGGATTTCATTCTCGAAGTACAACACTCGTGAACAGATAGAGTTTGTCGCAAACACCATGGCTGAGTGCATAAAGACGCTCCGTCAGCTAGGAAGCGAGATACATATATGACGATAAGAGGGAGGGCAATAGCCCCCAAAGGTGAGCGCATATGGGCGTCTTACTACAATTCTCAGAGTGAGCTTCTTTTCATTCTGACGAGCAAGGCAACACGTGACTTCTTCTTTCTATACGAGGTCACTAAAGATGCGACCCTGAAGAAGCTTGGCAAATCACGCTCGCCTTTGGAGCTTGAGGAAAAGTACAATGTAAACATGCGAATAGGCGTGAAAGGCGGTGGATAGCATGGACGATTTTACACTTGATGTCGTGCAAAAGAAGCGTATTGCACAAGGAGCAAGGTATCGTAAACGTGGAAGTAAAAGCAGGAAGTGCTCTTTGTCTACCGACTATATGACGGCGGGACAGTGGAAAAAGAGGAATGGAGAGGTTATGAGCTATCAATTAAACAAGCCAATGCAATGGACGGAGTTTAAGGCTACTCCGGTACACATCCAAAAAGAGTACACGCAAAACCTGATTGAGCGGTTCTGCGTGAATGCAACAAAGCTGTCTGATATGTTTGGTGTCTCTACACCAACTATTCGGAAGCATTTCGAGGCAAACGACTTTGGTATTACTTTCCGTGTCGGGAACAGCATGAAGGCGTCCGAACGTGAAGCTTGGGAGGAATTTTTGACCAGCGGAAACGAACCCGTTGTGTTCGCAAGGACGCCCAAATTGGAGGAGTCTGCGGATGTGAGCCGTCCACCTATCCCAGCAATATCTCTAAACGAGTTCTCTATCTCGTTTAGCGGGGAAATAGATGCGGCGACAATCGCAAATTCAATTATGCGCATTGCTGGCACCGGGGCTACAGGGCACATAGAAATTAAATGCTTTCTTTCCTAAAACGTAGTTGAAAAGCAGGGATTTTGTGGTAAAATATTATAAAAGGATTGGAGTGATGTTATGTCGAACTTAAATGGCGTAGAGACATTTCGTAAGACAGCAGATGCTTACATAGCTGAATACAGCGGAAAATATACCCTAAATTACGAAGGGTATAAAAAAATGCTGTATTTATGCGAGCTATTTGATTTAATGGCAGAGGAGTTATCTGCTGAGGCTTTCGCTTTGCGTATGACCCCAGAGGAGCGGTTTAGTGGAACCATGACCTTTGAGGTTGATGACCTTATTCTTCTAAATGGGAGGAAGCACACCTTTTTCGACTCAGTAAAATGTGCAGATCGTTTGAAGTTTTCGAAATCTAAAAGCGAAGCTCTGCAAATTGAATTTACAGTGAACGATTTGTGGGTGAAAAAATGAACGACAAAAGAAGAGCCTCGCTACAGGAAGCATCGCAGCTGCTAGGCCGAGCTGCTGTCATTATTGAGCGCGTCAGCGATGACGAGCAAGATGCGATGGATAACTATCCTGAAAATCTGCAATCAACAGAGAAGTTCGAGGCGATGGAGAGCGCTGTTGACAACTTAAATGATGCTGTAGAAAAAATCAGTGAGGCCAAAGAGCACATCGACTCTGCAAAACAGTAACTTGGTAGAGGTGGGGTGGAGCGAATGAGTAAAGCAAAGGATAAAATCGCCGAAGATGAGATGTTTGAGAAGGCGAGAATAAAAGTGGACGAGATTCGTGTCAGGCTGAAAGAGTATGTTGCGACATGTACTGGTGAAGACCGTGATTTCTTGGTTTACAGGCTTAAAGGCGAGTTTGACCCGCATGATGAGCTGGCGATTGCCTATGTGGCTGAAAAATTAGTAAATAAGCACGTCTCTGGAGCGTCTAAACGTTTGGTGTATGATGATATTTTACAATATTCACATGAGGAGTATATCCTCCCAGCAATAACTCCTGATGAATATAATTCCTATCTTGAGCAGACAGGTGTGACTGTAAATGAAACGATACTAGAGAGTGTTATCTCTCGTGAGAAGCAGGTGCAGTATGTGAGAAACACACGGAAAATGGTTTATGTTCCGTTCTCGCCATCTTACGAGGCTTTTGCCGAAGAGTTGCGAGCGGCGAGGGACGAGGTGTCTAGCTGGTTTACTGATAGATTGCTTAGAAGGAGGAGGCTGCGAATAAGATTATTTCTTGAGGTTCCGTTCTATGGCATGATGCTTTGGGGTTTTTTAGCGCTTCTATCCAGACTGGGCGCACGCCGATTATAACACCGCCCGTCTCTGTCTTGAATAAAAAGACGACATCTGTCGTCTTTTTTTCAGCTTTATATTGACACGAAGCGCGCCTTCTGGTAATATTATTTCACGAACAAATGTTCTATTTTCGAGTGGATGAAAACAAAAAAAAGCAGCTCACCAACAACAATGAGCTGCTTAGCATATGACAGTCAACGAAAAGTAATCACATCACGGCACAACGAACAAAGCCGCTTTCTGTAGATGTAATAGAAAAATTGACTGTCACAAAAGTGCAGCTACGCCTCATAACAAAACCTCACCGCACATGCCCGCATTACTACAGGCCACACTATTGCCACATAGTGCTCCTGTAGTATACCACACCCACCGAAAAGATGCAATATTATATGCACAACAAAGAAAACCAACATATGGAGGATGCTACAGGAATGAATCAAATTAGCAAACTAAAGGAATTTGTCGAAAGACGCAAACCAAAGTTAATCTCTTTCTGGTCAGAAAACCAGGCGCAGTATGATGTTACGAACCCCTGTAGTCTAAGATTGTCGTTTGAAAGTATGTTGATTTTTGAAAACCCCAATGTTATCTGCTTGAAGGATGAGCGCTCGTCACTATGTTTCAATAGAATTAAGGATATTAGTTATAGTGATGAATTGCTCCCAATTGGCGTCATTGTAAATGTGATTTGCGGAAGCGATAAAAACACCCATGGTGATGTTACTTATAGCATCTTCGTCTCGTGAGCGTCTATAATAATTATGTTGACCTGCTGATGCGCATGTGATATACTGCTTTATAGTAACATATTTTTTGCGAAAGGGTTGATATGTACATGGAGGACATTCGAAACATAGGAACGCCTCCGAAAATCGGAGAAGTGTACCTGATGGTCTTTAGCAGTAGCGGTAGCGAGCAGGGCGGGAAACGCCCTGGCGTCGTGTTTCAGAACAACGTAGGAAATATGTATAGCCCTAATATCATCGCATTACCTCTAACAAGCGCTGTCAAGAAAGTTGCGCAGCCGACTCATGTGCTTTTAAGGGCAGAAGAGACTGGGTTGCGTATGGACAGCATTGTATTGTGTGAGAATCCAGAGCGCATGTCAAAGGAAAGAATCAGTCGATTCATCACGAGGTTGTCAAATGACTACATGAAAAAAATCGCAGAGGCGAACCTAATTGCAACCTCCGCCATTTCGTTTCTTGATATGGAAAGCATTCTAAGAGTCTGGCACGCCGCTTCGCTGCTAAACGTTGCTAAGGTATAGGTGTATATGATTATGGAGGCGCTATATGTATAACGAAGAAATGAAAGTTAGGTTCATCCTCGGGTATACCAAGGGGCAATCCACTATTAAATTGGCACACAACGTCTTTAAAGCCATTGAGCCATTTGAAGAGGACGTGTGGGAGGCCGATGTGTGTACTAGAAGTGCGAAAGAGCTTCAGCCAGTTGTTGACCAGATTCTAGGGCTGCGGAAACGCAGCGCATCATGGATACTGGCTATTTTGCGAGCCTATGCAAAGTGGTGCATCCTGTCAAAGTATCCGGGCGCATGTGATGGGATTATGCATGTTGAAACATTAGGTCTCGACAAAGTTAGGCGGCAAATGGTGTCAAGCCCGCTTCACCTTCAAAAATATTTCGATGAAGTGTTTGATAAGGAGTCTGAGGAAACCATTGACAATATTTATCGGTGTTTTTTATGGATGGGATATAGCGGCATGAGCGAAGAGGATGCGATGTGCGTAAAGGCCACAAGTGTGGATATGGCTGCGCTGAAAATTACATCGGGCGACTCTGAGTTCCCTATATATCGCGAGGCGATTCAAGCTTTCAAAAATGCAGTCGAGTTAACAAGCTTTCTCTACAAGAACCCAAATTATAAAGAGAAAAAGCACATTCGTCGCAACCGTATTGAGGGCGACATGATTATGCGCAGAGTAACGGCTGGCACTCACCTTATGACCGTTCGTTCGACATTATCAAAGAGGCTTACCGCTGCTCAAAAAAATGGACAAACGGAGCAAAAACTGAGCTTTTACAGAGCATGGCTGTCGGGACTGTTTTATCGCATGGCAGAGCGGGAGCGTGCGGGAATCCCTGCCGATTTTGGCGAGATTGTTGCCAGGGAAATGGAGCAGAAGCCCAGCCCGGTAACGGGCGGGCTAAGTACGCAGGCGAAGCAAAATGAGAGAGCGAAAGACTACTTAGAGGATTATCAGCGATGGAAGTTGGCGTTTTTCATATAGGGGAGGATATATGCTAGGAAATCTGTTTTGGATTCTGGCTGGAGCTGGATATTTAACCAAGGAATCAGTCGTCAAAAATGCGCATCGTGACCCTAAAGAACGGGAGCGCAGCAGGAGAATCGCAGAAAGTACGGATAGAGAATTAGAAAATCAGCTTTTGAGAGACACCTGCGACCCAGGGAAATACAATGAAATTTGGGATCGCCTTGAGATATACAAAAGAGACGGCGGTATACTTTCGTACAGGCCGATGTGGGACAGAGTTGGCAAGTATAGGCTGGAGTTCTTTAATAAAAAAGGAGTACCCACAAAGGAGTATGAAGGGAACCGTGAACTTGCGGTTAGATTAACGTTGGAGACACATGGAAAGGTTCCCTATTTAGTGGCTCAGTTTCAGAATAGATAATATGTCCTCGCAGCTCATCTTTACGATGGGCTGCTTTTTATTGCCTTGAAAAAATTGCAGAGAGGGGTTTTAGCGTTATGGGACAAGTAATTCAGTTCAACCAACAGGCCACACAAGCAGATGAGACGATTGATATATCCGAAGTGCGCAGTAGCGTTAGGAAACTAAAAGCCGGTCTTATCGCTCCTGCCGCCGAAACCGTTAGCTGCGACTTAGCTGCTGAACACACAGCAGAACCGATTAAGGATATGGCCGACATCATCCGTACATCCAGGTATTTGATTTCAAATAAAAGATACAGGGACAACATGTTTTTTATCATTGGTATCAATTTCGGTTTAAGAGTAAGTGACCTTCGTGTGCTCCGCTTTTCACACCTCATCAATGATGATTATGCGTTTAGGGATAGTTTTGCCATCTTAGAGAAAAAGACAGCCAACACGAGAACCCACAAGCGTAACCGATACATCACTGTGAATCAGGCGGTTGTTGATGCCGTAACTCTTTATCTGGAGAAGACCCCAAACGTGAAGCTGAGCGACTACCTCTTCCGTTCTGAGAGTAATCATGGGGGCAGCAAAAACCAGCCAATCCATCGTAACTCCTTTGACCGGATTCTGAAAGGTTTGGCCAAAGACCTTGGCCTTGGCAACAAGATGGCCACCCACTCGATGAGAAAGACCTTTGCCTACCACCAGATGGTAATGAGTAACAATGACCCACGCAAACTTCTACTCCTTCAGAAGATGTTTGGGCACTCCTCCGCAGCACAGACGCTGGATTACATCGGTATCACTGGTGAGGAAATCGAAGAAGCATACCGTTCCCTCAACCTTGGCAGCGAGACATGCAACTATTTGATAGATAGCGGTCTGGTTGAGGTGAATTTTACCGCATAAGACCATATAAAGAAAGCGAGATACAAGTTTGAGAAACATTACAGTTGTAGACGCCAGAATGGGGCGGGGGAAATCCTCCGCCGCCATACGATACATGAATCAGCACAAGGAGGCAAAGTGCTTCCTATACATCACGCCATACCTCACAGAAGTAGACCGTGTATGCGAGCAGTGTGATTTCAAGGAGCCGGACAAGGGGCTCGTCAGCAAGTCTGCGCAGCTCAAGGAGATGATGAGGCGGCGCTCTAACATCGCATCGACCCATGCACTATTCACCCTAATGGACGAGGAGGCGCTGGATATTGCCAGGGCACAGGGATACTGCCTTATTATTGATGAGAGCCTGCCCATTATTCGAGGCGTGCCAGTATCGCCGAGCGATAAAGAATTACTACTGAGAAACCGTATAATAAGCGTCAATGAGGAGGACGGCTTGGTGTCTTGGTTTAAGCCAGAATATGAAGGGGCATTCGGAGGGTACAGGCAGATGAGCGAAGAGGGGGTGCTTTATTATCATTCGGACACGTTTTACGGGCTGATGAACCCAAGCAAGTTACTCCCTTTCTCTGAGGTGTATATCCTAACCTATCTATTTTGCGGCCAACTGATGAGAGCCTACCTTGATTTCTTCGGCTTTACCTATGATATTGTCGGCGTAAAGCAGGGTGAGAGTGGGTATTATTTCTCCGATGCGCCGGATGCACCGCCACCCACCGACTACACAAAACTCATCCATATTTTGGACGCCCATAAGCATGGTGGCGACAGTCGGATGAACAAGATTGGAGAAGGGCGAGGAGTATTGTCGCTTAACTGGTTCAAGAAGCGTGGGCGTACTCATCCGGATGTGCAAACACTTCGCAAAAATTTGGACACGTTCTTTCGGCACAGAACCAAAGCTGCGGCAGGCCAGAGACTATGGACAACATACAAAGATATGGCACCCCGGCTGTTTGGTGCACAAAAGCGATACGCCCCGGATTTTTTACCACTTAATGCAAGGGCAACAAACGCCCACCGAGAAGCCAACGCAGTGGCTTATCTAGTGAATCGATTTGTTGACCCAAACTTTGTAAAGTTCTTCGCCGCCAGAGATATCAAGCTTGATTCAGAGCAATTTGCCCTGTCGGAAATGCTTCAGTTTATCTGGCGGAGTGCAATCAGAGATGATAAGGAAATCCAACTATACATACCGAGTGCTCGCATGAGGAAGCTGCTCATTGACTGGATGAACGAAATGAAGGACTGTGGATAAAAGCATAGAGGGGGGCATGGCATTGTATTCTGCGCTGCTTATATCAAGCTATATCATTGATTACTACGACAGAACGGGAAGACTCGTCTCAAATCTAAAGCTTCAGAAATTACTTTATTTTGTGCAGGCAGAGTTTTTGGTTGCGACCGGCCATCCATGCTTCTCTGAAGTAATTGAGGCGTGGGACTTCGGCCCCGTGGTTCCTGCTGCGTTTTATGAATACTCTATTTATGGCGCAGCATTTATCCCACATAAGAAAATGATGGGTGTTGCGTCAAACCATATAGAGAGTAGACACCGCAAGTCGATTGACAATATACTAGAAACCCTTTCGAGTTACTCCAGCCCGCATTTAGTTAAAATTACGACGGAACAATCCCCATGGAAGCAAGCTTATCATCCACGGAGGAAATGCGAAATTCCGCATCAGGCGATAAAGGATTTCTTTAGGGAATAAGACAGCTCCTACTGAGTTTTACGGCTCGGTGAGGGGTTTTCTTTTTTACTTTATAGAGAGAGGGGGGGAACGCAGAGTGTTCTTATTCAAGAAGAGAGCCACAGCAGATGTCTTAGCGCAGAAGCAGCAGCAGCTGGACTCATACATATCTCAGTGCAACAACGCCGTCGGGCTCATCGTTGGCACGATTGATAGGTTGGGTGTGGCCAATGAAAGTATCGAGGCGACAATCGCCGAGATAGAAGACTATCAGGCAAAACTTGGAGCGACAAAAGTTGGATTAGCCGAAACAAAATTGAAGAATGAGCGCATTATATCCAACTTTAAAGCTCTGGTCTGTGCCGAATAAAAGGAGGCAACATGGCAGAAGAACAAGCAAACATTTATCAAAAGCTTGCGAAGATTCGCAAAGTAGTAGAGGTCATGAAGCGTGACACCAAAGCTTACGGATACAGTTACACGAAAGAGGAAAGCATTCTGGCCAAGATTACGGTCTTGATGGACAAGTATGACCTCTCCCTCATTCCTGGAATTGTGCCGCAGAGCAGGGTGGTTGCACCATACCCCTACAAGAAAACAAAGACCACCGCAAAGGGTGACATCTACGAGGAGAACGTCAACGAGGTTCTTGTTCACGCCGATACAACTTGGACTTGGGTCAACAACCTCAACCCTGACGAAAGAATCGTAGTTCCTTGGGTGATGGTTGGGCAACAGTCAGACGCATCGCAGAGTTTTGGTTCCGGCCTTACATATTCCTCACGCTATTTTTTGCTCAAGTATTTCAATATCTCCACCTCAAACGACGACCCCGATAAGTTCCGCAGCGAACAGAGAAAGGTCGAGGCAGAGCAGGGAGCAATTGTTGCCGGGCAAATCATCACAACGGTTGATGGCCATGTAAAGATGCATCTGGCAAAAAATCCCGAAGCACGGGAAGATATCCTGAAGGTTGTCACCAAGTATGTAAAGAATGGTGATTACTTTGCCATCAAAGAGCCAACCTTGGCGACGAAGCTGATGCAGGATATTCAGAAAACGTTTAAAAACGAGGAGATTGAGTAAGTGGGATTTCGAACAGGAGCATACGCAAAAGTGTGGGAGGTTACTCCCAAGTCAGACACCAACACAACACTGAGAATTTCTATCAGTAGAAAAAACAAGCAGTCTGGTGAATACGAACAGGATTTTTCTGGGTACGTCATGTGCATCGGCACCGCAGCTGCCAAAAAAGCAGCCTGCCTTTCCGATGGCGCACGCATCAAGCTGGGAGATTGTGATGTCTCGACAAGCTACGATAAGGAGAAAAAGACGGCATATACAAATTTCAAGCTGTTTTCCTTTGAAGACGAAGGTGCGCCCACCAGTTCCAGCAGTTCCGAACCGGAGCCGTCTGTGGATAATGGCGATGTTGACGACAGTCATCTGCCCTTCTGATGAGTGGCATCAGTTATGAGCCGTTAATTCGTGACATGACATGGAGTTATTCCAGAGTCAAAGCTTTCGAAGACTGCCCATACCGCTGGTATCTGAAATACATCCGGTTTCCCGGCGAGCAAGGCAAGCCTATGTTCTTCTCCAGCTATGGCAGTTTCATGCACGAGCTGCTGGAGTCATTTAACAAAGGCGAAAAGACAGCTGCGCAGTTGCAGATGCAGTACCTTAAAAGTTTCCCTTTGAGAGTAGGCGCTCCGGCGCCGAACATTAAGGTTTTTAAGAATTACTTTGCAGACGGTGCTGAATATTTAAGCACTATGCAGCTGCCGCAGCACAGAGCCTTGCTGGTTGAGGCGAAGATTGATTTTTCTATCCATGACATCCCCTTTGTTGGGTATGTTGACCTGCTGGAGCAGACTGAGGATTCCTCGCTCCTTCTGGTCGATAATAAGTCAAGGGTATTAAAACCACGAAGCAGGCGAGCAAAGCCAACCAAGGCCGACATGGAGTTGGACGAGTATCTGAAGCAGCTCTACCTGTACTCCGTCTCAATCAAACAATCATTTGGTAAATTCCCTGACAAGTTATGTTTTAACTGCTTTAGAAAGGGAGTTTTTATCGAGGAGCCATTTGTCGAAGCGGCATATGACAGGGCGATTGATTGGGTTTTAGAAAAAATCGAAGCCATCGCTGTCGAGGCTGACTTTCGGCCAGATATCGAGTGGTTTAAGTGCAGATATTTATGTGAAATGCAAGACCACTGCGAATATTTCCAGTTATCAAAGGGGTGATATGAATAAACATCGGAGATATCAAAAATCCAGAGAGTGAAGCCGGCGTGATTGCTTCGCTTATCCAAAAACCTGAGTTCGTGTTTTACTCCGAGAATCTTCTTCCGAACCATTTTTCTGACAAAGAAAACGCCTACATTTATTTGGCTATCTGCAATTTGGCTCAACAGGGAATCACAACGATTGATGCCTACAACATCATCAATGTACTAAACTCGACAGAAAATACAAGAAGGTATGCCGAAGCGCTTACCATCGAAGGGCTCCATGAGCTTGTCGATATAAGCAGCGTGCTATCCAGAAAGTCACTTGAAGAGTATAAGCTCCTTGTTTCCAACGTGCTGAATACTGCGCTGCGTCGAGATACTTTTCAAAGGCTGCGAGAGTGCGAAGCATTGTGCTTCAACCAACACGAGCAGGAGCTTGAGCAAAAAATCTATGCGGCATTAGACGACGTGATGATGGAGTTTTCTACGACAAGCGAGGTGCCGCCATACAGCGAAATCGTTGATGAATGCTGGGACGAAATCAAGCAGCGTCAAGGTAGTGGTTATGCCGGCATCCAGTTCAAGTTTCCTGCGCTAAACGAGTATGCGACGATAGAGCGTGGGGAACTGTTCATTTTTGCAGCTGAAGCCAAGCAGGGCAAAAGCATGATGCTGCTTAACTGCGCTGTCGATATGCTCAAGCAGGATTTGGCCATCTTATATCTGGACAGTGAGCTTAACACACGGCTTTTCACAGCCCGTATCCTTGCCCACCTGACAGGTATTGACTTTAAGCGCATTACCTCTGGCGCATACAGCGAAGAAGAGGAGCGCCGCATCATGGATGCAAAAGAATGGCTGAAAACACGAAAGTTCACTCACATCTACATCCCCATGTTTGACCAACAGAGCATTTTTACTGCGGTTAAAAAGGTTAAGCATACACAAGGGCTTGATGTTTTGATTATTGACTACTTCAAAGGTAAGTCAGAGGGGGACGCATTCGACAGCTATCAGGAATTGGGACGCTTTGTGGACATGGTAAAGAATCAGATTTGCGGTGACATGAACATTGCAGGGCTCGGGGCGGCGCAGGCAACAACAGCTGGCAAAGTCGCTGACAGTGCAAAAATTGGGCGAAACGCATCCACCATTGCTGTCATTAGGGATAAATCACCCGACGAAATTGAAGCAGATGGTGTAGAGTGCGGCAATAAAAAGCTCACAGTAATCCTGAACCGGAACGGAATGCAGATGGCGCCCGGTGAGTACATAGATTTGCAGTTCAACGGAAATGTAATTTCGTATGAACAGGCGAAGCAGCATATCCCGCAAACTCCATTTTAAGTTGAGCAGGAGGTGATGGCGTGTCGCTATCAGAGTTAATTGAATCTGTGGATATCCTAGAATATATTTCTCAATACGTTGAGCTGGAAGAAAAAGGCGGAGAATACTGGGGGCTTTCACCACTCAAAGAAGAAAACACGCCATCATTCTCCGTTAACAAAGAGCTGAGCTCTTTTTACGATTTCTCTTCTGGCAAAGGAGGAAACCTCCTGTCCTTTATCCGCTACTACCACAATTGCAGCAAGCAAAAGGCTGAGGAGATACTGCGAGCCTATGTCGGCGAGGGTTGGGTTGCGACTCAGCGTCAAAAAATGGAAGCAACAAAAGTTGCCAAGCGATTTCAAGTTCGAAAAAAGCCACAAAAGGAGTCGAAAGCAAATATTTTGCAAGATGACTACATGGAGCGGTTTGAGGGAAGGGCTGATAAGCTTGCCATTTGGGAAGCCGAGGGAATCTCAGCGGATTCGCTGGATAAATTTCAAGTGCGCTATGACACTTTTTCAGACCGCCTTGTATATCCCATCCGGAATGTGGACGGAAAAATCATCAATGTGTCTGGCAGAACAGTCGATGAAGCTTGGAAAGAAAAAAACTTGCGGAAATACACATACTTTAAGCCGCTCGGGATACTGGACACTCTCTATGGGCTGGCTGAAAATCGAGCAGAGATTGAAAAGAGGCACGAGGTCGTCATTTTTGAGGGCGCAAAGTCTGTCATGCTGGCAGACACGTGGGGCGTGCAAAATGCGGTCGCTCTACTCACATCCCACCTGAATCAATACCAGCTCAGAATTCTAGCACAGTTAGGTTGCAGAGCAGTTTTTGCACTCGACAAAGGGGTTTCCATCCGAGAGGATGAGAACATTCGTAGGTTAAAGCGCTATGTTCGCATTGAATACCTGTGGGATAAAGCTGACCTGCTGGAAGACAAAATGAGTCCCGTTGACAGCGGGATTGAAGTTTGGAAAGACCTGTACAAAAGCAGGCTTTCATGGAACTGAATCTGACCATCAGAGGAGGTGCAGAACAGCATTAACAATTACACGATATACCATCTTCACTCAGACTTGAGTAATGGCATTACAAATGTAGACTCGGTCACAAAGTACGGCGAATACATAGAGCGGGCAAAAGAATGCGGTATGCAGGCGCTCGCCTTTACAGAGCATGGCTCAATTTTTGAGTGGTGGCACAAAAAAACCGCCATCGAAGGCGCTGGGATGAAATACATCCACGCAATCGAAGCGTATCTGACGGCAGACATGTTAGAAAAAGTCAGAGATAANTACCACTGNGTTCTNATCGCAAAAAACTATGAGGGCTTTCTGGAGCTAAACGACCTTGTTTCCAGAAGTTTCTGCCGCACAGACAACCACTTCTACTATGTTCCTCGAATCTCTTTTCACGAGGTGTTCAACACCTCGGACAATATCATCGTCACCACCGCCTGCATCGGCGGTGTGCTGGGTAAAGGCTCGGAAGCAATCCAGAAGCAGTTCTTAGAATTCCTGACTGGCAATAAGCATCGCTGTTTCTTAGAAGTCGGGCATCACATGGACGAAAAGCAAGTTGTATATAACCGGCGAATGTTCGAGCTGCACAAGAAAACCGGTGTGCCGCTCATAGCCGGCACAGATACACATGTCTTAAATGCCGAGCATGAGCGGGGCAGAAGTATTCTGCAAAAGTCAAAAAATATCCTCTTTGATGAAGAGGATAAGTGGGATTTGAAATTCAAAACCTATGATGAACTGGTTGAGTCATTTCGCTTACAGAGCGCACTTCCAGAAGATGCCTATATGGGCGCAATCGGAAACACCAATTTTCTCGCAGACATGGTGGAGGAGTTTACGCTCGACAGAGGGACAAAGTATCCGCACATTTATGACGAGCCAGAGAAGATTTTCCAAGAAAAGGTCGATGCTGCAATTGCGACACACCCCTATGCTCTGGAGCGGCACGGTGATGACACTCTTAAAAGAGTCGCTTCTGAAGAAATCGGCGTCTACAAAGCAGCTGAGTCGATAGACTTCATGCTGCTCCAAACGTATTTGCGTGAATGGGAGCGAGAGAATGGAATCCTCTGTGGTTACGGTCGTGGTTCTGTTTCCGGCAGCATGATTGCTTACCTTCTCGGCATAACAGAGATGGATAGTCTGCGGTTTAACCTAAACTTCTTCAGATTTATGAACCCTTCGCGTGTCACGAATGCGGATATCGATACAGATTACAGCAGTAGCGACAGAGACAAGGTAAAGCAGTTTTTGCTAAGGGATAGAATGAATCTTCCTAACATCCAGTCAGCTGAAATAATCACCTTCAATACCATTGAAGAAAAAGGCGCAATACGGGATGTGGCGAGAGCGTTGGGAATTCCACTCGATGAGGTTTCAAGCATCACAAAGATGATTGACAGCCGCAACGATGCCGACAAAGAGGCTGTCCGTAGGAAATATCCAGAGCTGTTTTCCTACGTCGATATTGTACGGGGCACCATCGTTTCCATCGGGACGCACCCAAGCGGCATCCTGATAAGCGACCTTCCGATTTCGCAAACAATTGGGCTGTGCTCCACATCGACCTCTCCGTATCCAGTTTCCATGATAAATATGAAGGAGCTGGATGACCTCATGTATGTCAAGCTTAATATTTAGGTTGGCACGCTGGAAACGGCGTGTAATAACGACTCCTTTAATTGCTGGAAACCCCTTAGAGCCATATAGACCACAACAGAGCAATGAAACAAGTGCAGCTGTGACGGTTTGAAAACTGTATGGATTGGGCAATCAGCAGCCAAGCTCCGAACAGGAGAAGGTTCAACGACTATCCCGGCAGCGGGAGTAGGGACAAGCGTCCCGAAATGGGGAGCCCTAAACCACGAAAGTGGCAAGGTGAAGATATAGTCTATGCTTTGCGGAAATCGCAAAGGAGTGCTTCGGCACCGGAAAAAGCGTAGCGGCTTTATGATTGGTTATTTGTATTAATTCCTAAAAGAAAGGGGGGTTTTATGTATTCTGTGTATGCACACACCAATAAATGCAATCAAAAGAAATATGTTGGCATCACATCTTGTGATGTTCGTATCCGATGGAAAAACGGATATGGATATTCTGACAAGCTGCCGATTGGCCGAGCTATCCGAAAATATGGATGGGACAATTTTGAACATAGTGTTTTGGCGGATGGCTTATCAGAATGCGAAGCTAAGAAGATGGAACGCAAGTTGATATCTAAGTGGCAGACGCAAAATAGAGAATATGGTTATAACATTACCTCTGGCGGTGATGGCGTAGCTGGCTGGCGCCCAACGGAAGAAACTCGCAGGAAAATCTCTGCCGCATCGCAAAACAGGTTTGGCAAGAACAATCCCAATTTTGGGCGTAAGTGGTCTGGCGAGATGAAGCGAAGAGCAAGTATCAGGCATTGCAGGGAAAATCTCTCCGAGGAAACGCTTAAAAAAATGTCTGAGTCAGCGCAGGGGAGAACTGGTCAGAATAATCCGTTTTATGGGAAGCAGCACTCACAACAAACCAAAGATGTTTTGGCCGCCCTGAGATCCCATGCAGTAGACGCCTTTGATAAGCAGGGCAACCGTGTGTTCGAGTTTCCATCAATCAAGGCGGCATCAGAAGCGACGGGCGTACATAAAACGGCCATATCAAATTGTTGTCGTGGGAAAACAAAAACATCTGGCGGTTACATATGGAAATACAAAACAAATAACTAATCTTTTCTGAAATAACAGGGATATTTTGGGGCTCGATAACGTCGGCGTAATCAATGAAACGTGCCGAATATTGGGCATTGAACGATTAACGCCGGACAACACAGACTTAGAGGACGCAGCGGTTTGGAAAAGCATCCGTGACGACACAACGCTTGTGTTTCAGTGGGAAAGCGATTCTGCGCAGGCGTATTTGAAGCGGTTTATGTCAGACAATACTATTCAAGCTGCAAGCGAGCGGGTGGAAAATTTTTCTCTGCTCAAATGGATGTCGTTCGGCAACGGCCTAATACGCCCAGCATGTGCGAGCTTCAGAAACAGCGTTGCCGATGGTGAGTTTTACGACAATGGTTTTGAGGAGCTGAACTCTTTTCTCGCCCTAGAATCGGGGCGAATCGCAATGCAGGAAACCATCATGCAATTTTTAGTAGAGTTTTGCGGATATTCCAATGCAGAATCTGATAATGTGCGCCGGGCAATCGCCAAGAAAAAGGGGACAGAAACCCTGCTCCCTGAAATCAAAGAGCGGTTTATTTCACACAGTTCAGAGCGCTACAGCATTACGAAAGAGCACTGCGAGAGCGTCATTGAGCCGTTTATCCAAGTCATCTTGGACGCTAGTGCATATGCGTTTTCATGGAATCACAGTGATAGTTACAGTGCAATCGGCTATATTTGCGGCTATCTGAGATACTATCATCCGCTGGAGTTTTTGACGTCCGCTCTCAATATTTTCGGAGATAATACAGAGAAGACAGCAGCAATCACCAAGTATGCCACAAAGATTGGCATAAAGGTCACACTTCCGAAATGGGGGCTTTCGAGAAGCGACTACTTCTTCGATAAAGAGAAGAATGTGATTGCCAAGGGGTTGTCCTCCATTAAGTACATGAGCTCGGCGTTGGCAGATGAGCTTTACCAGCTCTCAAAGAACCGCCGGTATACATACTTCATGGATTTGCTCTATGACATTGACAGGCTGACAAGTGTTAATTCAAGGCAATTGGAAATTTTAGTGCGCCTTGACTTCTTTTCGGATTTTGGGAACCAACGTGAACTACTCCGCATGATTGATTTGTTTAATCTCTTCAAAAAAGGACAGGCGAAGCAGATTAAGAAAGCGGAAATTGATGGCACACCTCTTGAAGAGATTGTTAAGAAGTATGCCGTCGGCGTTACAAAGAGCGGTGGCGTCGCAAAAAGCTATACACTTCTTGATGTCATGGCGATTCTGCGAGACACCGAGGACGCAGTAGTAGATTCTAACATGGAGGATTTGAGCGACCTTGTAAAAGTGCGAAACTTCTATGATGTCATGGGGTACATCGGATATATTTCCGGTAAAGAAGAAGATAGAAGAAAATTGTATATCACCGACGTCCGCCCCGTCAGCCGAAAGTCGGACGGGAAGCGATTTGGGTATGGAATTTTCACAAAGTCCATAGGCAGCGGCAAAGAGAGCCGTTTCACTGTTTTCAACAGCGTATACGATAAAGAACCTTTGAAAGAGGGTGACATCATCTACTGCAAAGAATACATAAAAGACGGACAATATTATCGCCTCACTGCCTATAGCAAGATTTTTTGAGGCGCGTATAAAACACTAATTTGATGCACATCAAAAGCCACAAAAAGGGGTGTATTTGCAACTATGGCGGACTGGAATGCGGCATATAGGGCGTTTGAAGAAGAGATCTCAAACATGGGCTCTGACGAGTTTTGGGCTATGCTTGGGACTTCAATTGAAGAGCTCCGCGCAAAGCAAGAACCTGATTATCAAGAAAAAGAAAGAGGCGGTTTATTTGGCTGAAGCTAAGCATTGTAATTACTGCGGCAGCAAGCTCGATGAGTTTGATTTGCA